GGTTGGCTCATCGGTATGTTTTTCATCCCATAATACATCTTTGAATTTCTGTCTGAATTGTTTATCTCGGATTAAACTTTTATCTTTCATAACCGCAATAATATATTCGATTATTTGATCCAATTGAACTGCTTTAACAATCGAATATTTTCTGATATTGATTATATCATTCAATATGTTCGGACTTGATGCAATCCATTTATATTCATATATAATTCCATATCCGAAAAATTTCTGTATTTCAGTTAATATTCGCAGATTAATCTTTTGAGTTATATCAATCGTAAATCCATACATCGAAATTCTCGGTGGAGTTAATTTTATACATCCTTCTGCATCAAGAAATCCAGTGATATATTCTATATCTAATCTTGAATAGTCAATATCATCGCTTATGACGGTATGTGTATTTAATAAAGCAATCCTTTCCCGAATCTTCCGTTTTTCTTCATCCGAACCCTTGTTTTTAATTAATTTAACGAATTTTAATCCAAGTTGGGCTTGCTCATATTTAACAATACAATTATCCGCAAGAATTTGAATTACTTTCTCAGTTCGTCTTCCAGTAAGTCTCAAACCACGACATGTCCTAACGGGTAAATTTATTTTCCCAGTGCCTCTCGATTCTCTTGGTTCTTCCGCATCATAAATATGCGCACTGAACTGTTTTCTCAATATTTCTAATATTCTTCTTGGACATTGAGTAAATGTCAATCCTATATTCATTTTGCCATCTTTATCTTTGGTGATATACAGAGACCCATCGCCATCAAAGAATCCGGCAATATATTTCGGAGATAATTCAACATCTGGTTCTAAATCTTTAATGAGTTTCGTAGTTTGTTCTTCTCCTAATTTTTCGTTAATCGTTTCGATCTGTTTATTAGATAATGATTTAATCATATTAGGATCTAAATCTAGCATATGACTCATCTTCCCAATGAACTCCGGATTATTCAATGTATTTTCTATATGTTTCCTATTTAGAGAATATATAACACCATCAAGATCCCTATTACGTTTATCGAATTGAGGGATAGCATATTCTTTAATCCATTGTTTCGTTATATTATTTCCTAATACTTTTTGAGGATTAATCGTATCAACAATACCATTCAAATAATCCTTACTCTTACTCTTACGATCAGTAAATTCGATACGAATCTTTCGACAAATATTACTATTTGTAATGTATATATGGTATCCGAAATATTCTAACGAAAATACCAATGCATCCATGTTATTATTGAAATGTTGTCCCAAATCATAACCAATTTTACCAAAATATATCGATATTCGTTTCAGAAGATTATTATCGATAACTGGGATATTCCCCTTGCTTATCATGCCACTTCTATCGCAATTATTCATAAAAATGAATGCTGCAATGGTCTTATTATATTCTCGACTATAATAATCATGAACTGTATCAGACATACATAACTCCATTAATAGTTTATTGATGTTGATATTCGATGCAATAGGTTCAAATGCAGTTATCGAATCGACATAAACAATGCGGAACTTATTTTTCTCGCGATTATCAGAATTCCATCCGATAACATTATCAATGTATATCGGTGGATTATCCTCGAAATATAATCGTGCAATGCCAATAAATTTATTTGTATTCGTCTCTAAAAATAATAGCTTCGTTATAGTCGTCTTTTGCTCATTTTCGAATGAAACAAAAGAATGATTCACGAAATAGTTCAACCATATATCATTCTCATTCGGATTATCAGAGAGAATTATAATCTTTACGTCAAACTTGCGAATCAATTCATCTGATAATTCTGTCAAGATTAAGTTCCTATAATATGAATCGCGGTGTCTTGGACTATAACTTGAATAAATCAAATTATTCTTCTTAATATATGGTTTAGAACCGGCGTAAGTTTCGACTAATTTTTCGATATCAATTCGTTCGGATTCCAGTTCATCAGAAAGTTTGGTAGTTCTGAGTTCGTTCAAAATTCCAGCGATTTTCGCAGTTTCGAAAAGTTCGAATGTTGGTTTTGTTTGTGTTTGCATAATTGAACATCAAAATTATTTTTTCATTTTTTTTATTTTCATAATCATTTTATTGATAATATGTTTTAATTATTTAATTGCATTATTACACGTATATTTAACTGGTATTTATATGAATGTAATTATAGATTATTTTTCATTTCATATGCATTACTATTTACCCGCTATTCTTATCAAATCGCAAAATTTTACTACTATTTATGATGATAAATTTATAAAACATCGATTTACCCCTAAAAATCTAAGTCAGCGTTTTTAATAAACTGTTTTGGACATTTTATTAAAATATATATAAATACAAACAGAACATAATTTAGTTGCTATAAGCGAGTCCGCCCATCCCCGACATTATACGCAAAACATTGTAATTCGTGGCATAAACTCTGATTCTTGCACCACATCCACGGACAGAGTTTGGGGTTAGTTGCATTTGCAAGGTCGCGGTATCAATTCTAGAAAAGTTTGCGGTTCCACTTGGTTGATGCTCTTCTGGTTTCAAAGCGAAAGAGTACACGTTAATTCCTGTGGCAGGAATGTTAGTGTGATGTTGGTATGGTTGAACCAAATTGAAATAAGATCCCAAACGTTCCTGGAAACGATCATGACCGTTAAATTGCAACTTAGCACGAACCACTGGATTACGTCCTGCATTCAAAGGAGCAAGAGCGTGATCTGCACCACCTCCAAAACCAACGTTGATACCTCCAAAGTTGACTGGTCCACAAGCACAAGGACCAGGTCCTTCTGGTTGCGACAATCCATCACAACGTTCATAACAAGCCAAACAGTATGGTTGACTCAATTCATGATTAGTTCTTCCAGGCAGTGTAACAGTTTGCTGAGGGAATGGGGTTCTGACATTGTATCCAGATTCAACATTGGCTCTCAACAAAACTCCATAACTGTTTCCACAACAGCCACATGGTGTGCAACAAGAAGTTGTACAACTTGCATCACAACAATCGTTATCAATTTGATCGGTATAGTTAGTCCATTGATTGACTCCGGGACAACAGAAATCTTCTCTCTGAACAACCCAAATCAATTCCTTAACAGGGTGGTTGAAGTTCAACTTAACCTTGACGTTAATGTTGGTGGTGTTTTCGTCTCCGGTGAATTGCAATTGTTCAATCAAGTATTCGTGAGAAACTTGCGCGAATCTACGTCTCTCATCAGTGTCCAAATAGATATAATCAATATACAAAGATGCATATTCCAAAGATCCAACACAGACATCACAAGCTCCGAGATTTTGACATCCACCAGTCAAACCAGTAGTGCTTCCACATCCAGCAGTGGTTGCACATCCAGTTGAATTACATGAAGCAATGAAGGTAGCCTCTTTCTCACGGAATTCGAGCTCAATCTTGACTTCGTGATATTGCAAAGCAATCAAAGGCAATGCAAGACCAGGATTACGATTGAACCAAAATTGGAATGGGACATACAAAGTGGTTGCTTCGGTGTGAGACAAAGCAGTTCCAGTAAGCCAAATTGTGTTTCCAACCATGTTATCATAACCGACTTGATGTCCTGGTTCCTGAGTGAGTTCGTTCCAAATGTTCAACCAATCTCCATATTGCTTATCAATGCGTTGACCTCCAATTTGAACTTCAACAGACTTGATCAAAGCATGTCCAATGTAGTTGACCCATCGGAAACACTTGTTTGGCAAAGAACTAGTACAAGACAAATCCTGCGGACATGTTACTTCGGGCAGAGTTACTTGCAAATAGACTCTGTAAATTAAATCTCCGTTTCTAGAAATAGTTGCCTGGACTTTCTTTCCAAAATCAGCTTGTCCGTTAAAGACCTGTTCGATGGATTCCATGGCAAAGTTGGTATGTCTACGATAGACAACCTTGAAAAAAGTAATCTGAGGATTACCAGTAAGATAAACATCCTGAGCACCATACGCGACAAGTTGCATTAAACCTCCTCCCATTTTATATTTTAGGTTGAGAAAAAAATTTTAGAATAATTCCCAAAATTTAAATTATTTTATTTCCCTCTAAATTATCCTTAATAAATCTCTTCAAATAATTATCCAATAAAACTTCTTCCCCCATGTCAGCACGGCGTTGTTTGAATTCGAAACGCTGGTTTCCCAGATATTTAACAGTCCAACCGGAAATCACCGCATTATATATAAATATCATCTTCTGCAAGAGAATCCAAAGCTCTTCCATATATTTTTACACGATTTAAATAATTAATCATTTAACCGCGCGGTTAGAAAATCCGGAAAAAAATTGGCTTAAAAAAAATATCGCATATAATTGCAATCCAAATCCCAAAAATGTCAATGTTCCGAAATAAAAATAAAAAACCGCTACCCTCCGATAATCGCCTGACTCTCGATGCTAAACATACCAACATGATAAAATATTTTAAAGATCTACAAAAATCCATTGCAGAAAAAAAAAAGGAGTTGAAGGAAATGAAGGCAAAATACGCCGAATTGGCGAAACAATCCAACAAAAATCTCGACAACACACAAATACAACAAAAATTCGGGTTAGCAAAAGATATAAAACTACTTGCCGAAGAAATCCGTCAGATTGAGGAACGCGATGAAGAAACCGATTATTACGTAAATACCGGCAATTTATTGTTTTCCTATTACGATAAAATCGATACCAACACCATCTCCAAAATTGATGATATCGTTAGTGATGGCAACAACGGCAAAGTCTCATCTCAAAATAATAATAATTACGATAAAACCGCCGGCAACAGCACTAATAGCAGCGGCAAATCCATGAATGTCCTCGATTTCTTTAACGGAAAAATAAATGCAGAAGCCGATACCGCTAATTCCGATCGCGCTGATATTCTGGAAAATTATATGCGTCTCACTGATCCTAACTATATTCCCGCACCAAAAATGGATACCTCATATGATAAGTGTTCCCGTTGCAATGTCGAACTGAAAATCGTAATTAATGAAGGATTTATGGTTTGCGAAAGTTGCGGCAAAATGCATGAAATCATTATTGAATCCGATAGACCTTCCTATAAAGATGCTCCTCCTGAAATAAGTTATTTCGCTTACAAACGTTCTAATCACTTTAACGAAATTCTGTCGCAATTGATGGGTGCTGAACAGACACAAATACCGGATGATGTTCTCGATAAAATAATGTTAGAGATAAAGAAGGAGAGGATAACAAATATGGCGGAAGTGAATCACGCCAAAGTGCGCCGTTATCTGAAAAAATTGGGTTATAATAAGTATTACGAACACATTCCCTACATTATTTCGCGACTGAATGGAGTGGCGCCGGTTTCGATATCTCCCGAAATCATAGAAAAATTACGCGCGATGTTTAAAGCTATTCAAGGACCATTCGTAGAAGCACGCAACAAGCTGGCAAAAGATCGCAAGAATTTTTTGAGTTATTCTTACATATTGAATAAATTCTGCCAATTGCTATCTCTCGACGATCTTGCCAGCAGGTTTGTGCTGTTGAAGAACAAATCAAAATTAACAATTTGCGATAATATATGGAGAGAAATTTGCCTTCATAATAGATGGCAATTTATACCAAGTTTATAACCGTAAATATGTGTAAAAATATAGCACGAATACTTTTTTTATAAAATTATTGGAAAATTTTATAAAAAAAAATTGATTTTTTAATTTTCAAAAAATTTAAGTTAAAATATTTACAAATAGATAATGCAAAATTATTCAAAAATTGATCAGAATCCACCGAAAAAACGATGCTTCAAATGCAGAGGCACATTTACACTCGATAGATATTATCCAGATAATCCATCTAAGATATGCATTCAATGCATCAAAAAAATGGGTGAAATATTATAATTAATGTGCGTGGCGAATTATTAATTTGAATTTCTAACAATTATCTTGTCATTTTGTTCGAAAGAATCAATATATTTATTGATGTATTTGCCATCAATTAATACTAAAAAATTATATTCAGTATCTTTGTTTTGTTTCAAAAACAATTTTGCGATTTGTGTTAATTGTTTCAAATCGCTGATCTGATTATCTTGCGAACCACCTGATTCATTAACATATTTCATGAACACATATGTTTTTGTTTTTTCAATATATCCATCAAATGTTTTGGTTCTTTCACCATTTTTGAAACTCATCTTTTGAGACGAACTAATCATTATATTATTCATATCTCTTATATCAAAACATTTTGATGATTTCCCAACTGTTGGTAGTTTTTTAATTTCAACATTATGTTTTTTCTTTTGATATTCAATTTGGATATTTTCATCGAAGTTTTGTCTTATTGGTTCCTTTTCAAGTCCTAATGCCAATAACGGATTATCAGATATTTTCTTAATAAACTCATCAACAGTTTTGATACCACTTTTTTCAAATACCTTCTTATATTTGATAAATCGATTGTTTATCTTTGTTTTCATTTCCTCACTAATTTCATTCTTAATTATTTTACTAATGAAATCATCAATATTATTATACCTCTGTTGTTCGATATATTTGGAACGATATTCTTCGAATGATAATTGCATATTTGTTATATATTTTCAATTATATATAAAATCGATTTTTATTTAAACAATAAATATTAATATAAGAATATGAAGAAACAGTATGGGCAATTTTACACCAAACGTTATGACTATATTTTTGATGGTATTAAACCTCTTACTAATGTTAAATATATTGAACCATTTGCAGGTGAAGGTGATTTAGCGGAATACATTGGATCTGCAATTGAATTATACGATATTGATCCAAAATGCGAAGGAACAATTAAACGTGATACACTAAAAAATCCTCCCGACTATACCGATAAATATATAATTTCTAATCCGCCGTATTTAGCAAGAAACAAAAACAAGGATAAAACATATTATGATATGTATAATGAAAATGATTTATATCGATGTTTCATCAAATCATTCATTAAAGGTGATGCGAAAGGTGGTCAGATTATTATCCCACTTAACTTTTGGTCATCTATCAGAAATTCTGATTGTGAATTACGTAAAATATTTTTGAAATATTACGAAATAACGCGATTAAATATTTTTGAAGAACAGGTATTCGATGATACTTCTTATACGGTTTGTGCATTTCAATTCGTTAAGAAGAAAACAGATGAATGTCCCAATATTGATACTTTCATCTATCCTCAAAAGAAAAATATCAAAATAGAATTATCGGAAGATAATGGTTGGATTATAGGTGGTGAATTATATAATCTGCCAACAAGTGAAACTATCAGGATTTCAAGATTAATGGAAGGAGAAAAACCGAATACAAATATATTACTCTATGCTATTGATAGTGGGACAACAACTGGACGGATAAGATTGGAATTATCTGAACAACCATACTTCGGATTATCAACAAGTCGTTCATTCGCAACATTAACAATTATTCCGAAAATCAATGAATCAATGCAGAAAAATATTGTCGAAAAATTTAACGAAATGATTGAAGAATATCGCGAAAAGTATCATAGTCTATTCTTGACTAATTATCGCGAATCCAAAGATTATGCCCGAAAGCGAATATCATTTGATTTAGTTTATCAAATGGTAAATTATATAATTTGCAATTATAATTAAATTCTAATGTGTTTGATTTTTATAATAAAAATTGTAACAAATAATTAAACATCCTTTCGACTTCTTTTGACCCATCTTTGCGCATATTCCTTCAATTGTCCCTTAAATCCTTCATTAGGTTCTATGATATTTCTTTTCTCTTTAACCATTGTATAAGCATCATCATAACTCATTCGACTCTTACGAATGAAGTAGGCAATTGCAATTGCAGAACTACGAGATCTTCCAAATATGCAATGAATCAATATTTTTGCATTATTTTTAACAGCATCTTCAATGAATTCGAAACATTGATCGAAATATTGTTTCAAATCCTCACTTTCACTATCTCTTGTATGAATGCTCAAATATTTGAATTCTTGCGGATATGCCGGTTCTATTGCTAATACTGTGTTTATAATATGTGTAATACCTTCTTTCTTCATTTCCTCCACGTTGTATGCAGTGCTTAAATCCGATATTAGAATATTATCGCTGATTTTGCTTGCATCATAGCCAGCTGGAAGGTAATGATAGATAAAATTACGCCATTTACCGACGACCCAATCCTTATAATATAGAACATCCATCTTCAATATATTATTAAGACATTATTTTTTAAGCGTGTTTAAAATCGTCGCGATGGAAGCATTGGCTTCCAAGCTAGGTTCTAAAATATATTTTAGAACCTTCGCGAAAATTGCTGACGTCCCTTATTAAATTCATTCTCTCCTTGCCACGTGCTAAGCGCTGTTCTGTATAAATATATTGGCGCATAAATCATGCAAGTTTTTCTAAATGTTCGGAATATACTCTTGTTGAAGGCAACATCTTCATTCTTGTATATCGTTTTGTCCCACGGCACTCTATCAACAACACTTCGTAAAACAGCCACAGCTCCATCGGTCATTCCCGGTATTCTATCATTAATAGCAAAAATCGGAGTTTTATGTTTTATTT